ACGTGTTTCCTTCAAACCTTCCTTCAGAAATACTCATAACATCTCCTTTTCCAGCGCCTTCGCGCTCTTAAACTAGGAAATCTTCTACTTCTTCTGCAAAGTCTGGGTTACGAAGCTTTTCTACAGGGGCGAATTCTTCTTTTCCATCAGTGAGTACCTGCGCGATTCTAATGTCCCGTTCACCAAGAAGTCCTGGAATGCCATGAGAATCCTGACACTCAGGCCCAAGAAGAAGTCCACGTTCCCATTTCATTAGTGCGATCTTTACTTTCTTATCACACCGATCACAGTAATGCCACGGACCTGTAAGATGTGTGTGCCGTAATCCGGTCTGTGCGAAGAAGCTCATTTTGAATCCTCAAAGTATCAGGGGGAACGGAGCAGGATCAATTCCCCCCTCTACTATCACAGCGATGAATTGCTGTAATCCTACGGTCCCTGAGTTCCCCACACACCCTGCCACCGAGGGCACCAAGCAGCAACGCGCATACGAGTCTTCTGCTTGATAGCATCAGTGTCGAAGTCATCGTCAAAATCCGTTGTAGGAGCTTCACGATTGATCACTTGCAGCGCGTGATCTGCTTTTTCTGCAACCAAGAACCAAGCAGACGGCGAGTTAAGCCAAGGAACTTCGAGATTCTTGTAATCTTCGGGCAACAGAGAATTAATCGTGTTATCCCCTGTATAGGGCTTACCCGGAGAACCAAGAATCTCTCGAACCAAGAACCGAAGTTCAGGAGGAGTAATAAGATGTTGCCACTTGAGCCGAATCGGGAAGCCCATGTTATCTACCATGCGGGCAGCGTGGTTAGTAGCAAGCTGAAGACCTGCTACTGAGAAATCCACATCTACAACAGGCCGGTTAGGATAAGTTCCCGGCGCAGAAATAACGCCAGCCAATCCTGGACCAATCGCTGTAGCCTGTGCGCCACCGAGCAGAGCATGAGCATTGTAAAAGAGAGGATTACCATCGAATGTAGTAACCGAGGACGTGAAGCCTTGGTTAAACACATTCCACGCAATCATCTCTTTGGTAAACGCCGCAGACCGTGCCAGTAACGTCGGACCTTTCTTCCCGACAAGGCCATACTTGTCATCGTCATACAGTTCCTTGGAAGTCCTAATACCAAGGGAGTATGTCAGAGGCTCGACTCTCTTAGAAGCTCCCTGCTTCATTTCTGTATAAGAAGTCGAGGCATTTTCAGGCTTTTCAAGCAGCACAGAGATACCTGCCATCTCAAGTTCTTGCTCATACTCAGAGTCAGAATCTACCTCATGAAACACCTTGGGATAGTCTGACGATTTCAACTGATTGTCAAGGCAATCGAAGTAAATCTTCTTAAGCCCCGGCTGCATCAGTTGTGCGAATTTTGCTCTTACTTGAGGCATAAATGATCTCCTTCGATTAAGCTACTTGAATCGCTGCGGTTAGGAAGACAAAGTTGACAAGAGAATTGAGTCCCGGTCCCATCGGAAGACCAACGACCTGTACACAAGCAGCAACGCCAGTCTTGCCACCGTCAACATACCAGTAACCATTAGCATCCTTGGTTAGACCAAGAATAGCACCAACAGTTGCTTGCGTGGTGGTCCAGTTGGCAGTCACCGTACCAGTGGAGTTGTCGTACAGAGCTTGGAAGATGCTATCCTGATTCGGCTCCATATACAGAGTACGGCCATCAGTAGCCGGCGTACCAAGTGCGATATTCACACCCAGAGGCTGATTAACCACGCCACCCCAGGTTTGAATTGCCATGTTTCCTGTCACACCACCAAACGGCGCTACAGGAGCACCTGCACCCGCAATGTTAAGGTTAACACCAAAGGATTCTGAAATTCCTAGAATCCCAGCCGTCACTGTCGTACCATCCCAAGCCTGTACGAATCCTGAGCCATTCAACTGCACAGGAGTTCCTGACAAGAAAGTTTGTCCCGCTGCTTCGGGTTGAGAGCTGGTAAACGGCGTAGTACCCGCCTTCTCCAGCACTTGTAGAATCGGCAGATGTGTAGTAAGATTTGCCGCTGCCATACACTCTCCTCATTTGCTGTTAGGACGATGCCTGCTACACCGTAAGGTTAAAGTTAAGCTACTGGATCGTAGAATGAGCCTACTTCTGGATTCATAGGAACTTCTTGAAGATCGAAAGTACCTGAAACCCTCGTCGCTGGCGGTCTACGATTGTTTCCAAGTTGGCGCTGTGAAAGTTCTAATCCTGCACGACGTTTGCCGTAAAGGATACGCTTGTGAACACGTAAAGCAATAACATCCACATAGCAGTAGTGCTTGTCCGAATCGAACACCAGAGGAAGTTTGAAACTAGGGTGTATGTGCTCTGCTATCAGAAACTCGTACCCTTCCGCCATAAGCTGTCCGATTCTTCTCTGATCCTTCGAGGCCCATACAACCTCATATTCAGGATCTTTCAACTTGATATTCATATAATCAGGCACTTCGTGCTCGACTGTAGGAATATAAGTTGAAGTCTTGTACGCATCTTGCTCAGTCATGGTAGCCCAATTCGGTTCCTTTGGCTGAGCTGCTTCGATGCGCTCTTGCTTTCCTTTGGCTAAAACACGCTTGATAGCTTCTTCAAGCGCCGCCGCAGAAACATTAGAACCATTCAATGCTGCTGCTACATCCTTGTGACTAATCTCAGGCATAACCAATTCCTTCCTTATCTAAGATTTCAGCGTAAGCCTTCGGTGTAAACCCAAGATGCTTAGCAGCACGTTTGACATTTTCATCCGCTTCCAGTACAGCGAGACGATTTTTATTATCATCTGCTACGGCGGTGCTACCAGCAGAACCTGAACTTGTTCCACGACCGCCTTCTGAACTGGCGAAACGATTCTTAAGTTTGCCTTCTACAAGTTCTGGTGTGTGCTTACCCAAAATCGTATGATAACAGTTCTCAACATTCTGCGCGTTGTTTCTAAACGCCGCTGGCTGATTCTCAAGAAGCGCATCGACCTCTTTCTTGATGTCACCAGAGTAGTAAGGAAACTTCTCAGCATCTTCAAAGACTTCACGCTTAATCCGATCCGCACGAAGTAGCAATACTTCATTTGTAACCGGCTGACTAACAAGAGCAACAGCTTCTCTAGTCTTACCTTCGAGCATGAGAGATTCAATGCGTTCCTCAAGTTCAGACTGAGACTCAGTTAAACTCTTCGCCGCCGCCGCACGAGTAGTTGCTGCATCCTTAGCTGTCTGGGTTTCCACAAACTTATTAATCCCTGCAAGAGATTCCAAAATCTGCGTCACCTTCGGAGTAAGATCAGCCGCTGCATTAGCGCCAGCTTCGATCTTAGTAGTCAACTCATCAGGAAGAGCGAACTCCTCAGCCCCATCTTCCTTAACCTTCTTTTGCCATGTAAACAGTGCCATCAGACTTCGCCTCCTTCTTGTGAGTGTTTCATCTTCAATGTTTGAGCTTCTTGATGTTCCAGTTGCTTCTCAAGTTCTCTCAGCCTTTGTGGTAACTCAAGAAGTGTCTCAACTACTCTTAACTGCGTACTGATTTTGACTGAGATCGCTTTTACAGTATCAGCGCTATCCTTAGTTGTATCATACCTTGCCCAGGAGATCGCCTCTTGTTTCAAGCTATTCAACAACTCCATCACCGGCTGGAACTCCTCCTTGAGCCATAACTCCTGAAGGGCCACTCGGTATGGAACTAGATCCTCGATTTTGTTGATTTCCATTTCCTGCTCCTGCTTGCGGCTGCATCTGCTGCATCGCGGCTTCGATAATCTTTGACACGTCAGGTAGCAACGCATCTGGATTATCACGGTTAAAGTTACGCGCCAAGGTCATAGCTGATACTCTTGTCGCAAGAAGCATTTCCAAGTAATACTGTTTCAAATCTGGTGAAATACCCGGAGAACTGATTGCTTGAATAATTTGCGCTTGACTCTGATAGTAACGATCAAGCCTGTCTGAAATAAGAATGTCATTTTGTTTTTCAAGTTCTTTGTTAGCAGATGCCGAAGCTGGACGAAGACGTAAACCTAGTGTACCGTCGCGGTAGAGATCAAGCGCCTTCTTCAATTTCTCAGCATCACTGCCATATTTCTTGAGTTTTTCTCCGATACCAAAGTTTGAATACATTGTAAGAAACTTACAACCTAACTTCACATGAGCAGAGCGCATATCCCCAGTACGGAGGTTGTTCCTGTTATTCTGCTGCGCCATTACCATAGAAGTACCAGCGGCGCTGTAGATGCCGCGTTTTTGATTTACAATCCCACCACCTGTGCCACCAGAAGCCGGATCAACACCAGTACGCTCCTTAGCTATTGCCATGTGAAACTGATCTGGACCATCACTATAACCCATATCAGCGCCGGCTTTAATATGTTCGATCTCATCCTTACGACCTGGCAACACAACGCCAGGAAACACATCTAGCATAGAGCCAAGTTTAGACTCAGGATCAGCACGCCACACACCTAGCATCGCCATGTTACGATTGTTTGTACGCCAGTTATTATTGTTCGACAATTCCTTCTGAATCATATGAATCATCTCAGCAAAACCTGTGCCAAGATAAGACTCATCATCATATGCTAATTTCATGTCCTGATATGGAAGCATGTTCTTAGGATAGTTATTAAAAGCTATCCACAGAATTTTCTCAGAATTCTTGTGATACTTTGCCTGGAAAGAATACTCCTTGCCGCTAAGATAGTATGTGAAGAACACTGTGTAAATGTACCACCGTGCTGCACCAGTATCTACACCAGAGGAATCAATCGAAAACTGCTCATTGATCTCCCGTTCCATCTCTGTTTCTTGAACAGCGTCAGGATTACTAAGCAACTTCTCAATATCTGACTGTTTGTAATAAGGACTCTTTGCTTTAAGATCCTGCACTGCCCACATATCAAGTGAATCAATATGTCCAAAGAGCTTCATGTTCTCAAGTTTTGGCACTGAAGGATCAAAAATAAATCTGTTAAGCGGCAATAACTCAGGATGAGGACCATCACGCTTAGTGATGATGCGATCTTCTGAAACTACAAGCTCATCCTCTACTGAAGTTCCGCCGGATTTATACTCACGTACTACCTGCGTCTCGTACTCATAAGGTGTGTAGATGATTCCTGTACCATACTTGATCGCACTGTGAAACGCGCTCTGCTCCACCCTATAAAGATCAAGCTCATCTGGCGCATAGGCCATGTCCATCAGGAAATTCTGAACAACCTGCTTTAACTCTTCCCCATCTTTCTTCGGCAATCCTCCACTCATTGTCGCCGCCCAGAGTGGATCGTACATATAAATCCCACCCATAATGCGAGCAAGAAGTTCATCTGAGGCGGTACCAATGATAGGAATTACTAAGTTCGCTGCGCCAGGCCAAGGCCAGTCGGCTTCTTTATTCTTCGGGCGAGCCTTGTACAATCGTACATATTCTGGCAACTTCTCGGTTCTGAAAGTCTGCAAACGTCGATCAAGATGTGCAATCTTGTCCTTAACAAAATCACAGATCTCATTGAAGTTATCTTCTCCAATGAGCTTCGGCGTTACTTCAGTAGGTGGCTGGTATGGCATTAGAGAATCCCTGTGTTTGTTGTATTTGGAGAATTAACTGGCTTAGACACTGTGTCAATCTGACCAGTAGAATTCTGTATCGTAAGCACTGGCATAGGCATTGTGGAACTGAAACTCTTGAAATCTGCTGTCAGCAAACTCAAGAATTTATAAATGAACGTATAACCTACACCACCATTTGGTACAGGTAGAGCCTGTACCAAAGCCGAGGCGACAGAGTTTACAACATAGAACAAAAGAACCAACTGTAACGGCACTGGAATGTTCATCTTACGTGCTCCTGCTCAAAGCAGCTCTTGCATGCTGCGGCATTGTACCCATCACGCCACGCTTGAAGTTTGGCTATTTCAATTTCACCGAAGTTTAGACGTGTAAGCATGGTATCAAGCTCCACGTCATGTTTTGCTAAGTGTCCGTCGTGATCTTTGATCTTCCCATACATCATACCAGCAATGAAAATCGCTGTGATAAGACTTACAATCGTTGGTCCCCATGCTGCCCAATCCATGTTTATTCTCCTCCTACGCTGCTGTTGCTGTCATACGTTTTACAAACTGCACCCGTTGTTTGAGCATGAATTCATCAACATGCTCCTGAGAAACTTTGTCAAATTTCCAAATCTGTGGACCGTAGGATAGAACATCGAGCAAGTCAATTAGACCTTTACGCTGACCATACTGTTCTACTTCTTCCTTGAACTCTGCACAGTTGTTTGAGTCTAGCCAGAGTTCATGGCGTTCCACAAGAGGGATGAAATTCTCGATTCGTTCAGCTTTAGCGTTGGCATTTTGAGGAGTTTTGAGGGGAAGAAATTGAATACCGCTAAGCTCTGGATGTGTATGCTTATGTTCCTCGACAAAGTAATTTAGATGATAAAGCAAATACTTCTGCGCTGCCACAGCTTCAACGTAAACTACACGGAGCTTCCACTTCACAGCAAGAAAGAAAATCTGTTTGACAAAATCATCTATAGGACAAGCCTTTGCCCATTGGTCGAGTAGATATACTCTACGTGGGTCACGCTCTACACCAGTCACCGCAATAGCATGACGGCACCGACCATCTTTACCGACTTCTTGACCTAAGTGCGAACCACCATGATTCGGATCTACTGTCATATACCGATCAAGATTCCGTGGGAAGACATCTTTTTCTACATCACCGGCGGCTACGTGATGACGAATGACAATACGATACTGCTGAGGATGAGAAGTCTCAAAATACCTACTAAGTGTCGGAGACTCTTTCGGAATCGCCAACGCGCCAGTAACCTTCTCAAAGTTGAAGTACCGAAAATCCGCCATGTTAAACTTAGCCTTAGACGGATCAATAGGATAATTGAGAAACTGGCAAGAAAAATGATACGAACCTAGACGCTTTTTCCACCTAAGTAGCTTTTCCTTCGTGAACGCTTCTGGAAATATAGGGTTCCCAAAGGAATGGAGACTACAACACCCACCCAAAGCAGAGTGAGTAGTCCAGCTAAAATAAGGTTCTTCTTGCCGAATGTGCGAGTTGAGATCATCATGTGACCACCTATTTCCAACAACTATTTCATCGAAATCTCTTCCAGGATTATTCGGATCTGAGTCAGTTGCTCCGACAAGAATCTGGTGATAGTCGATTGTATCTGCCATGACGATTGAGCTTTTACGGGCTTCACGCCCAACAAGGTCATCCTCGACAACCACATTATAGTGTCGGCTCTGTAGCGCCGCTCCGACTCCGATAAGATCGAAAGTACCTTCTCCCTGTCCTCGACCACTCGCAGTACGACGCTGGTGCAGACTCTCATTTGTCCACGTCTCCTTTGATGTAGGCATTATCTCAGGAAAAAGGTGGTTGAAGAATGAATTATTTTCATAGTGGTTCGAGATTCTACTACCCAACTTGATTGCGTTGGTAATGGTCTCACTAACCAATAGGATGCGTATGTCTTGGCTGTGGGTTCGGTGCATCCACTCAATGTAGAGATCAGAATAGCCAACGCTTGTGAAGAAATCTTCTTCCCGTTTGCCAAAAGGTAATGCTCTCCAAATCGGAAAGCACTCGCTGTAGACTGTGCTTTTGAAATGGTCACGAGGAATCTCGATCCCTTCTTTGAGGCCGTCTTTCATTACTGTAAGGCACATCTGATAATGTAGATTCGAGGCTTTATCAGGATTCTTGGAGAAGCGATTCTTGCCCATTACGACGGTACTAAAGTAGTACAAGTCCATCAAAGAATTTGCACGATAGACCTGCTTTTTTTCTGCTGGCGTTTTGCATAAGTCTGTAGGAATGAGATTATAACCCAATACTGTAGAACGAGGTACGAAAGTATCCCCAGTCTCTCCTACTTCGAGAACCCGGAGTACATCTCGTACCTTTTGTTCTATCTCACGCTGGCTCAAGAAAACTCCTAATTGGGAATCAGGTCACGGGCCGAGGAAGGCTATCCCATCTAGTACCTACTCCTCAGTTCTACTTTCGTAGGCCGTGACCCCCATCTTCGTTGGCCTTGTTAGACCGAACTTAAGTTTAACTTCCGGCGGCGCTTCACGCCACAGGCGGCGTCACAGTAGTTGCAATGATCTCTGCTACTTCCTCAGCCAGACCATTGATGATCGTGGAGGCAGGAATGAACAAAGGCTTCTTCAAGCATTGAACCTGAAGTGTCTTTGTCGCAGGGTTGTAGTTATAGGTGAAAACGAACGAGCCGTGAACAACTGTCACAGTCTCATTCGCTGTCGCAGCAACGTCTTGGCCAGTATCCAGTTTGATCTTAGCAACCAAAGCATCAAACATTGGCTCAGTGACGTTGTGAAATGTTTGCATTTGAAGAGCCATGTGTTTCTCCTTAGAGCAACGAGCCAGTAGAAACTTGAGCTTTAACAGAAGGCGCCGTCGTACCTGTCGTGGATGTAGAACCTGCACCAAGAGCGTTCAAAAATGCCACCAGCGCATTGTTTGCGTTCTGCAGCTCAACTCCTGTAGGAACCGGAAGTCCCTGCGCCGTCGCAAAAGCAAGAACCTGCGGCACTAAAGTATCAAGTACCATTGCAGCTTTCTGTACTCCACCTGTAGCGTTGGCTGAGGCTGCTGTAGCAAGAGCCTGAGCCTTGAAAATTTCTTTCAGCCAAGTATTCGTGAGGTTAATAACTCCGTCAAGAGCAGGGTCTACAGCTTCTACAACACCCTCTCCTGCACTCAGAACAGCCTGTCCTTTTGGAGAACCAAGCCATCCAAAGACTTTCTTCACATCGTTACCTAGTGTGCTAAGCCAACTCATTTGCTGCTCCTTATGGAATGTCAGTTGTCATACACTCTGCCCAGTACATCCACTCGAAGCAGAGATTACAAGGGTTAAGTCTCATGCTAGTTCACCGTTCCATCTGTAGGCAGCGAGTCTAGCAATGCTGCATCAAGTTCAAGTTGCGCCAATGCTGCTTCTTGATCGACGGCGCTGAGAGTGTGCGAGTTTGAGAACTCCTTATTCGCCAGTACCGCAGCAGAAGTATGTTCTCCATGTGTCGGCGGCGCTGCGCTACGAATAGCATTGATGATGCTACGCGATGCTTCGTCTGCCTTCTCAAAATCAAACATATCAACAGGTTTAATCTCAGTCTTAGATATTTTGGCGAACTGACCCTCGCGATCAAGGATGTCTTGAGCCAAAGCAACTTTGTGCTTACGCTCTGCTAGAGTGGTTCCTTGCGACTGGATTTCGTTCGCCAAAACTTGCAGCGCCGTGGGAAGCATCTGAGTGAGCATCTCACGGCGCTGAGACTTAATTAGATCTAGACCAGAGTCCATGTCTACGATAATGCCGTGGGTGATTTTAATACGTGCATTGAGGTAGTCTGGAGATTTCTTGATATAGCGCAAGCGTGGGACAGAAACGCAGAGCATCGAAGCTATAGCACCTTCACCAAAGCCAGCGGCTTCTAAACGTACGATCTTTTCTAGGCGCTGTAGCTTTTTGAAAGCGTTCTGCGGCGCTGGCTTAGAACCAAGCCGCCCGGTCTTGGGATTGATTGAGCCACCGTAGTGAAGATGTCCGAAATTTGCTGAGGATGCCATTAAAGATCGCCCCTTTGTGGTCCTGTGCGCGGCGCTGTGAGATTAGGATAAAGCTCAAAATGCGCGTGCAGCGCACGTCGCAAAGGACTAGGATCACTCTTCCACCCACTTGCCGAGGTTACTAGAGTGTCTCGGAGTCCAAGTGTAGAGAGTGTTTTTACACAACTTTCCACTCTTGCTGTCTGCGCATTTTGTTGCTTCGGGTCCATGCTTTAAGTTTAGCATTTTCTCATGTGGCCGTCAAGTGTATGCAAGGTATTTTATGTGTCGAAAATACATTTCTTCGGCGCATACAGGCTCCAAAAATGTACGCGCTCCATGTGCCCACTCTATGTGTCCACTCCTACAGTAACTTCCATACATATCCTATATCCGCTACATATGTCTGCCATACATATCCTATGCCTGCTGCATGTGTCCTACTACGATTTCAACCACTCTGGAATTTCTAAAAAATTTAGTAGGAGGGTCCCCCCATCTTTATTCACAAGAAAAGAATTTTTTGAGGCGGAGGGTCATAATACATATATTACAGCAGAAACAGCATAGACAGCAGAGTAAGTAGACAGAGCAAGAGTGTATGATGTGTTAGTAGTATCACAGTAGGATGTGAGTTGTCAAGTGTAGTTACTGACTAGTTACTAGGTAAATGTTTACCACTATGAGTGTAAGTGCTTTAGAATCATAGAGTTAGATGTGGTAAATGTTTACCACAATAGTGGTAATGTTTTTCCTAAAATAGTTATACCATATACTAAGACGGCAGCGTGAGTAGTGTGGACCACTAGGGATAGTAGTTGACTAGAGAGTAAACACTATAGCTTGGGTGTTACCTTTGTACTGTATGATAAAAATAAACATGTTAGAGTGAACTGCGACTAGACTATAGTTAAGTCATGGAAGGAAACAAGAGACACTTCTAAAGGCCCAGGCCACTGTACCATTAGGCTATACTTTGACAACTGAAAGGCAAAGCACCGTTGCAGTGAATACGTGTAACGCGTATGAGTGGTAACACTCGACTTGCAGAGACGGTGCTCACAGTGTAGTATGCTGTGATAGTCCCATTAGTTCCACGTGGAACTGTAAGAAGATAAGACAGTATGTATCAATCTTCATGGGACTATCACAGCGTATTGACGCTGTATAAGGAGAAAACAAACATGGGTCAAGAAACGAATGTATCTGAATTGAAGTCAGTAAAAGTGACTGACTCCAGCGTGACACTGCCGACGGAATTCAATCCGCTGATAGTGTTGAATGAACGTCAGCGCATTGCGCTTGCTGCTAAATGGGGCGCATTGAAACAGGCCGAACGTGACGCATATGTAGAGTTTAGCTCTACAGGCGTTACAGATAGCGCTACACTCTATGTTATCGCTTCAATCCTCACTGAAGCGAACAACAAGATTTTCAGTGACAGCCGCGGCGAGTATCTAGGTATCATGCAACAGTGGTATCAAGCACTCACTAGCTCAGAATCCTCGATTAAGAAGTATGGCGAAGAGGAACTGAGCAAGCTGTCCGATAAAACTACTGGCGCACAGCAACTTACACTGTTGAGTGCTCTTAAGGCCAAGTTGCTTGCTAACCGTACATTTCTACCAGAGCCGGTGGAGAAGAGTTTCCGCGCACTGTGTAGGTTCTACGGCTTTGACCTCAACATGGTCAAGTAACACAATGCCGGCGGCCACGACAGCATGTGCAGAATAGGAGTGCAGGGAGCAATCCCTGTGTTCCTATTCTGCGTGTGCAGCGTGGGTATATGTACTCTCTCTCTGCACACTCTGTTCTCTCTCTCGTACTACAATGTATGGGGGGTATTCCGGTACCCCCTGTAAAACAATGATTCGATTGACTTTAACCTCTTACCCTATGGATGCGTCGGAAAAATTGACACGCGATGAGGGCGAAAAGGCGTTTTGCGAAAATGGCCTTTTGCACAAATTCGTTTAAGAAAAGTTTCTCTTAGTAAAAAAAAAAAAAAAAAAAAAAAAAAATAATAATATAATAAGAAAGAAAAAGAACAAGAACAGAAAAAGAGAACAAGTAAAACTTTCTCTCTCCAAGTGTGAGATGCGAAGACGGCGACGCCACGGCATGAGCGGGCGCATCGCGGGTCAAAAATTCCGACGTATGTATAGGGGTGGAGGTTAAACCCCATCGAATGAGCGACATAGAGGGGGTAGTCGATAACCCCCCTCCCATCTTAATGCCTTGACAACATACTCTCTAAGGCGTATGATAAAGAGAGTTGGGAAGGGGTAAGTTTAGATGGTAGACAGAACACAGTTTCCAGAATTCCAGGAGTATGTACAAGCATTGCTATTATATAAGCAAATCAAGAGTGCGTATCCGAAGTTTTTAGAGCGTTTTGGACACTGGCGAACGTCTAAAAATCCTCTTGAGCGTGCTAAGTTTTATGATGAAAAAGCAAAGAATTCGCAAGTGTGTAAGGATTTCTATGCTATGAAAAAGCGTTACAAGGAAACTATCGCGCGTGCTGAACTTGAAGCGAGGGGTTATAATCTCTCTGCTACGGCTCTTGCTGAGATTGCTGCTATTGAGATACCTGTGTCAATGCAGGATATTATCAATAGCGATAAGATTGTAGCAAGGGAAGCTACGCATCTGCTTAATCCTGATGTTAGGAGAACTCTCAGAGAGATTGCTATTCGTGATGGTTTAGAGATTAAGCCTGAATGGATGGAGACTCCAGAAGAACTCGCGCAAGCATCAGAGAACGAGTTTAGTTTTAATCCTGATGTATCTTCAGGTATTGAAGCTGAGTCTGAGTTTGACAACGGATTTGATAAGCTGTAGAAAGGAGAAACCAATGTACACGATTATGAGTTTAGTTCTGTCAGGATTAGGTATTACCGCACTAATCTTTGGATTGCTCGTATGGAATTATGAGCGAAAGCGGAAAAAGGCAGCGCAAGAACGTGCTGAGAATCGTGAGGCTGCTAGACGGATTGAAGCTGGCAGAAAACTTAACGAGGAATCTCACGGCGACGGATTTGAGTACAGAGATTAACAACCCGGCAGACTTGCTCTGCCATAGCCGCTGCGTCGGATGATATGCAATACGCTGTGCTGACAGAATTCAGCCATCCTCAACACGAGCATATACCTAGTCTCCAGCGGCTATGGGAGCGCAAGATGCTCTAAAAAGGAGAAAACACCGTGGCAAAGTTTTTGTACAAACTTACCGATGAGTTTGGTAGCACCAAAAACAATACTCACTGGAGCGAAGGAATTAAGCATGAGATTGCAAAAGAGCTAAGAGATAGTACTAAACCTCTATGTTCAAAGCATTACCTTCATGCTTACGAAAATCCACTTGTAGCTGTGTTTATGAATAACCGCCACGCAAAATTTTCTAAGCCTCGTCTATGGTTAGCTACAGGATGGGTAAGCAAAAGAGACGGTCAACTAAAGTGTGGCTGTTTCTCTCTCAAGATAATCAAAGAAATCCAACTTCCAAAACTTACAGTAGCTCAGAGAGTGAGAACAGCTATTTACTGCGCTCTTTCTCACCCAGTCTCGAACAATTTTCATACTTGGGCAGTTGATTGGCTAAGTGGGAAAGATCGAACAAGAGCTGATGCTG